TTTTTTGGTTGTTCCAGTTTTAATCAAGACCTGAGCGACTGGGATTTTAGTGCAGTCACATCTAACGGTGTTTATTTAACGGGGATGTTTGAGGGCTGCTCTTCGTTAAATCAAGACTTTACTAACTGGACCTCTATTATCAGTAAGACGTCTACTGCTTACAGGTTGTTCTTAGGCTGTACTTCTTTTAACAACGGCGGTGTAGGAGGTCTTAATGCAGGGCTTGACACTTGGGACGTGTCGAATATTTATGGTACCCTGGGTTTTAACGGCATGTTTAAAGCGGCTACCAGTTTTAATCAGTATATAGGCAGTTGGTCCCCTACCACTACCGCAACCTATTCGATGCAAGAGATGTTCAACCAGGCTTCCAGCTTTAATCAAGATATAGGAAGCTGGAACGTGAGTAAATGCAACACGTTTATTTCTATGTTTCGACAAGCAACTTCCTTCAACAATGGTGGTGTAGGCGGGGTCAATGTGGGGCTTGATAATTGGGATGTGACTGGAGCCACTACTCTTGCATCCATGTTCTCTATAATGCCTTTTAATCAATACATAGGCTCATGGGATACTAGCTCAATAACTAGTCTTAGCGAGATGTTTTATGAAAACGGCGCGTTTAATCAGGACATAGGTGGATGGGACGTGTCTAACGTCACTAACTTTTCAAGGATGTTCTGGGACCGATTCTCCAGAGGCGTCGGTGGGGCTGGAATGAGTTTTAATCAAGACCTTTCCAATTGGGACGTGAGTAGCGCTACGACTTTCGACGAAATGTTTTTTGGTTGTCGATCCATGTCTGCTGCTAATATAGCTTCGTTAAATAACTGGAACGTAACCTCGTCCTGCACCGTCCTTAAGAACCTGTTTAATGGGCCTTCAGATCTTTCTCAGCTAGATCTCTCTGGCTGGGACGTGAGCGGAGTCACTAATTTTTGGTACTGCTTCGCTAGACAATACTCAGACGCGGGAAACGGATTTTCACCAAACATAACTGGTTGGACCTTTAGAACTGGGACCGTTCTTGCCACAGGGATGTTCTATAACAGACTTGGATTCAACGAGGATATATCTGGGTGGAATATTAAGCCAAGCTCAACGCAAAGCATGTTTACTAACTCCACTTCTTTTAATCAAAACTTAGGTTCGTGGGATATATCTTCATGCTCGAACATGAGCGGCATGTTGAGCGGCACGGCTCTTTCAGACGCGAATTACTCAAGCACTCTTATTGGATGGGCGGCTCAAGCCCCTAATATTCAATCCAACGTATCTTTGGGGGCTACTGGTCTGAACTATGATTCTAATGCGGCCTCTGCAAGGAACTTACTTACTGGAACTTATGGCTGGACTATAACGGACGCAGGCCCTAGCGGAAATTAAAAAACAAATGCAATTATCAACTACAACATTTCATTGCACAGAGGAAACTGGACCTAAATTTTGGGTTGCCTACTCTAACGGAGTCGAGCTGCACCCACAACAAATTGGGTACATAGAGCCAGGACAGGTGTTAACTACAGGGCAGCAATTTCTCAGCGTTTTTGATGATGAACAATCTCTAGCTGACTATATAGAGCTGGTAAATGGGATTACAGATTGGTACTGGAGGGAGGACGTCAGAATTCCATACCCCCCCAACCCTAACGAGTGGCATCCAACAGAATAAACATCAAAACGTACTACAGCATTTACTAATGGCTAAGAAGATAGCAACACCAGCAAAGCAGGAGCGATTTGTGTCTCGTCCAGGCGTACATGCCAAGACTAAGACCTCATCGCACAAGCGGTCCAAGAACTACAAAAAGAAGTACCGAGGTCAGGGAAAATAATCATGGCAAACAAAAACACGTTACTCCAGAAGATGCGAGAAGCTACCGCTCCTGCGAAGGAAGAGGTGGCTAAAGTAGTGCGTTCTGACGCTAAAAAACTGTCTGAATTGAAGCCAATCGTCAGTCTGGACCACGAGGGCGAGCGTATGTTCACCATGGTCCTGGACTACCTCGATGAGACGGGGCTGCTGGAGAGTGTGGACGTAGTGACGATTACGATGCTCGCTAAGAACCTGTCCATGTTCGTGATGCTGTCTCGTGAAATCCAGACGGTTGACGACATTGTGCAAGTTTACGAGAACGGATCGTCCAATGTCAGCGGTAAGATGACCGCTTTATCGAAGGTTCAGGGCGAAGTGAGCAAGCTTTCGGCCAAATTAGGGCTTTCCCCTATGGATCGCGCCCGCATGATGGGTGCCGCAGTAAACGCCGCCGCTGCCAACAGTAAGCGAGCTGAAGGGGACGAAATCGACGATCTTGTCTAATACGCAACGACTTAACCGTATGTGGGATTACGTCGAGGGTGTCCTTGACGACTCAATTATTACGGGTAAGTACATAAAAAAAGCCTATGAAAGGTTCACGGATGACCTAGAAAGGCAGGGAGACGATGATTTTCCATGGGTATTTGACGTTGAAGTTGCTTCCAAATACATCACATTCATAGAGACTGTTTGTGTCCACACGAGGGGGGAATGGGCTGGAAAAAAATTTATTCTCTCCGACTGGCAGGTTGCCTTTATCGGTCAGTTATTTGGCTGGGTACATAAAGAAGACGTGAAAAAGCGTCGATTTACTACCGCTCACTTCTTTGTAGCGCGTAAATCAGGTAAATCACAGCTCGCGGCGGCCATCATCCTAGCTATGGCGGTGCTTGACGATGACGGTGCGGGGCAGTTCGTAACAGCGGCTACAAAACGTGACCAGGCGAAGGAGGTGTTCGACGAGATACGCCGATGTGTCAAGCGTTCGCCAGCCTTGACTAAGCGCTTTACAGCAAACAGGCAGGAGATTCACGGCCCAAAAGACTGCATAATTAAGCCATTGTCTTCAGATGCCAACACTTTAGACGGTTTGAGTTTGAACATAGGTTGTGTAGATGAGATGCATGCGATGAAGGACGGTGAACTGTACCGCGTACTCGCTTCGTCTATGGGTTCTCGTAAGTCGCCGCTCATGCTCGCTATTTCTACCGCTGGTTTTGTGCTAGATGGTGTTGCCACTGAGTTCGTAAACGGTGGCAAAAAGGTGCTGGATGGTACGGTAAAGAACGAAAACCTGCTGTTTTTGTGCTACGAGATAGACAAAGACGACGGTGATGAGTGGGATGATCCTGAGGCTTGGAAGAAGGCTAACCCTGGCCTTGGTGCGTCCATATCAATGGACTACCTGCACAAGCAATGCAACAACGCGAAGTTGTATGGGGGTCGCACGATCACAGAATTTATGGTGAAGCACTGCAACCTTTTCGTTGGATCACAAGATATATGGATAGAGGATGACTTGTGGATGGCAGAGAGCAACATAAACATGCCATTCAATACCGACATGGAAAAGCTAGACGCATACGTTGGGCTCGACCTCGCTGCCACGGACGACATGACTGCGTTCAGCGTGGCTGTTGGCGACCCCGACCAGGGAATACAAATATCCAACTACTACTTCCTTCCTGAACGAGCTGTGCAGCGCAGGCTGGAAAAAGATGAGACTCACATCTACGCTCACATAGAGGAGTATGATAACGTGTTCGTTACGCCTGGAAATGTGACGGACTATAACGTAATTCGCCGCATGATCAGCGGCCATTATGTTATGGATGGCAAGGTTCATTATGATTCCAACAACTTGTCAGAAAAGTACAACATAAAAGGTGTGGCGTATGACCGCTGGAACTCTCTAAGCTTGATTCGCGACCTAGAGGGCGACGGCGTTCCGTGCGACCCGTTTGGTCAGGGTTACGCATCCATGTCTTTTCCCTCTAAGTTTTATGAAAAATTAGCACTTGAAGGCAAGCTTCACCATGGAGGCGATGAGGTATTGCGCTGGATGATGTCTAACGTGTACCTCAAGCTAGACCCTAGTGGCAACATAAAGGTAGACAAGTCTAAGTCTGGGGATAAAATTGACGGTGTTGTTGCTGCTATTATGGCGATAGGAGAGATGCTCACGTTCGAAGAAGAAGAGAAAGTTCCAGATTTTGAGTTTTTCATGTCTGTTGTAGGAACCTAGTAAAAAATTCGTCCAGTAGCGTGTGCCTTGCATTATCTTTGCGCCGATGCCCAAAGAACGAAATCTATTTCAACGTATTTTCGGCTTGAACAAGGAGGAGCGCCAGCAAGCGCCCATCTTTCCGACCCAAGCCCACACGGGGTGGTTGAGCACGATCGTGAGCGACACAACCCTGGCTTCTGGCGTTGACACATTGACGCTTTCTGCGGTTTACGCTTGTGTAAGCAAAATCGCTGACACAGTAGCCTCAATGGGGGTTACTGTTGAAAAAATAGATGACGACGGGATCCGCCGCCCATTACA